CAAAGGCAAAGACTCTTTCAACAGCTGACACACAGGCAGAAATTGATGCACTATATTACAAGCGTGTTGTTTTCGATCTAACAGGCACAGCTTGGACAGTCGACGCAGCCGCAGCTGATGGAGCAACAAACGCGGTGGTAATTGTAGGTGGAGAGTTCCAAACAGGTACTCTTTACTTCGCTTATTCATACTCTGCAACAGTGTTTGAATAATCTTTATTAATCTCTAATCATCATAAAATAACATTATGGATCAGAATACCGGCCCGAATCTAATTCTAGTCAAAACAGCTCTCGATAAGCTTTTTGATGAGGCAACAATCGAACAGGCAGTTACAGGAAAAGCTCTTGCAACTGATGCTGTTGTTTTCACACAAGACTCAGCGGATAACGCTGCAGTTGTTTCAACTGTGATGGGAGGTGGAGGTTACTTTGACAAGACTCTTAACGATGTAGGTCTAAACAAGAATGCTACCGTTAACTCTCCTGCACCAAAGACTACTCTTATTGCTCAGTTCAAGAAAGACTTGCCAATCTCTCGTACTTTCATGGCTGATCAGCAACTCTCAGCAGTTTCTAAGGCAGTTCAGCAATCGGCTATGCAGTGGACTTCTACACAGGATCGCAATGCATTTGCTGTGTACAACAACGGCTTTACAACTCAGACAACGATTGACAACGTAGCGCTCTTCTCAAACTCTCACATTAACCTTAACGGTGACACGGTAGACAACCTTGAGACTGGCGCACTTTCGGCTGACAATCTTTGGACTGTTGTTCAGAGTTTGGCTAACCAGAAGGCACAGGACGGGGAAGCGGGAAGCTACGTCTTCGAGGGTATTTTGACCCCATTCGTTCTTTACCGCACAACAAAGGAGACCCTTGACTCTGAACTCATCCCATTCTCTGGGGAGAATCAGATCAACTTCTTCGATACTGTGTTCGGTACGGCACGAATTGCGGCCTCTATCTTCCTTGGTTCGACGTACAACTCGAACTCCAACGCAAACACCTCATACCACGTTCTTTCTTCAAGTCATGCGATCCAGCGTAAGGTCTTCATGGGCCTTTCGACCGACCTCATCGACCCAACGAAGAGCGCAAACGACTCATGGGCATATCGTGCTCGCTTCCTTGAGCGACACTTCCCAGAGTCATGGAATGGGTACGTTGGTTCAAACGGAACTGCCTAATTATTCCACTAACATCAACCTCATATGAACAAAATTCATGAATGGGTAAACACAGGACTTATCGTTCTGGTTGCCGTTCTGGTTCTGGTTGGTGGAAATCAATCAGACAGTCTCGGAGCATCAGGAACACGCTTCCCGAATGGACTCTCAACGGATACGACTTCTCCTGCTTTTGGGGAAGTGCGTACAACTGACCTCACGGTAACGGATGATGCGACGATAACAGACGACCTGACTGTATCTAGTGATACAACGGTGTCTGGTGCAACAGTTGTATCAACTTTCACTCAAGGGGGTGGGATTCGCTCTACCTCAACGTCGCTGGCAACAGCAACGCTTCTCGACACAGATTTTGACGTAGAAAACTACATCAAATACACGGTGAACGGGGCATCAAACACGTTGACATTCCCAGCATCAAGTACACTCACATCATTCATCCCTACCGCAGGGCAATGCCGTAACCTTGTTGTTGAGAATGCAACAGGAACAGCTGGAATCACTCTCACCATTGCCGTAGGCACAGGGTGGGACTTCCACAACTCTACGAGCACGCTTGTTATCGTCCCGACCGCTTCAGCATTCATTCACGCTTGCAGAAACGATCTTACGGACATCGAAGCGAACGTACTTATTGGACTTCCGTAGTCCTTCGCTCACTCAGGCCCTTCGGGGCTTGGGCTGAGCGCGGGACGATTACACATTAAAAAACATTATGAAAAATTATCTTATCATCACAGGAATAATCATTATCGGCATTGGGGTATATTTCCTTCTTCCTTCCAAGCAACCTCCAATTGGGGCTAATGCTTCTCCTGCAACACGGGCTTGTACTCCAGTAACAGTGAATAAGCAGTATGTTGGGAATGCAAACTCTCTCACGATTCTGTCTGCGAACTCACTTCGTGCGTGGGCAAGAATAGAGAATCTCGTCAACGCGACGAACACCATCCACCTTGCGTTCGCCTCTGGAACTTCAGCGACAGTAAATTCAGGGTTCATTCTTACAGAAGCGACCTCAACATCTCCGGTGCCCTATATTGATTTTGGGTTAAATACTGATATTCCATACGTCGGAGCAGTAACTGGTATCACTAATAAGGGTTCAACAACCATCAATGTAACTGAGTGCGTGTACCAATAATATGTTCACTGTCCAAGAACTCACATCGCATCTCGTTGGCATGGGCCACGGGAAGACGCTCAACAGAGTCGTAAACAAATACGAGATGTTTGAGCGTTCCGCGTCGAAGTTCTTGGCTCGATGTAAACCCCCAGAGACCATACGCCTCGCCGCCCTCACAAGCACCATCCACGACGATGTATATGACTATGCTGTACCATCGGACTACAATTCACTCATAGACCTCATTCCACAAGACAATAGAAGCTCGTGGGACATGGCATACCGCCGTGCGGCTGGGATGTTTGATCTCCAAAAAGCAATAAAAGAAAAGACCCTTTCCATTGAGGGTTCCGAGGGGACAAAGAAGATACGGATAAACTGGCGTTCAAGAAATGGAAAAACCATCCACAACATGGACTCTGTTACAGCGAACGGAACTTGGAGTGCGGTAGCGTCTGCGACTGGGATTTCTGCCAATACCATCTTCAAGGTATCAGGGAACTCGTCTATAGAATTCAATATCGTTGTCACTGGAGATGGTATTCAGAATACTGGGATAGATGCCGTAGACCTCACTGACGAAGATGAGGTGGCGGATTTCTTCGTGTGGATGTACTTTGGGACTGTTCCGACATCTGTTTCTGCTCTTTGGGGGAATGACCTCACAACGAATTACTGGACATCAACAGCGCAAACCACGCAAGCCGATGGCACTGCGTTCAAGGTTGGATGGAACCTCATCAAATTCCCATGGTCTACAGCAACGGAAACTGGGACAGTTACGCCCTCCACCGTAGACTCATTCAGAATCACAGTCGCTTCCTCAGCGCAGAACAATGTCCGTGTAGATAACATAATCTGTTCGATAGGGAGGAATTTTGACATGAAATACTACTCAAAGTTCCTTTTCAAGAACTCTGCGGGAACGTATATCTCAAAACCTACAACCGAAGACGACAGTGTGACGATAGATAACGACTCCCTGCCCATCTATCTCTTTGAACTTCTCAAAGACATGGCCCACCAAGTTGAGGGGACAGATTCAGCGTTCGACATCAATTTCGCGGAGAATGAACTAAAATCTCTCTATCCTGCATATCGCTCTGAATACCCTGACCAGAGAAAGAAACTCGTCCAACGCTACGGTTCTGGGCCAAGGTGGAATAATCGATGATATGGCTGAAAGATATGCCATCCTTGATGAGTTCTTGGGGTATCAAACAAATGATGATCCTAGTAAACTGGACCCTCGGTATCTTCGCTCTGGCTCTAAAAACGTCCTAATTTCCCGAGAAAAGAAGGCTGGCATCCGTGCAGGATTCACTTTTGCACTAGAAACAGGAGAATCAGACGACCTCTGTGTGTCGGGTGGTGTATGGGATAATTCCACCTCTCAAGAACTCCCCTGGAGGATGGATGACGACGGAACGAACGGGATTTTGCGTGTGTATTTTGGAACAGTAGACGCTACTGCGCTCAATTCATGGTATTCCTTCGCTACGGCATTCAATGAAGACTATCCCCTAAGAACGACGACATGGTGGGACGCGACAGAAGGAATCGACGTATTTCTCATGGTGAACCATGATGATAATGTATATGAGTGGAGTGGTGGTATCGCTGTTGTTGGGTCCATCCCCGATGGAACACACATCACTAAAGCAGGAACAACCACATGGGCGCAGAATAGATTTTATACCGGGGGGAACAAGACGATGTTCTGTGTCCGTACAGGAACGGAATATACCTACACTGGGGGAGAGACAAGCACAAATCTTACGGTAACGGACAGCACTGGCCTCGTAGCAGGGGATATTCTCATCCAAAAAATCCTCACGGTAACAAACGAGCCAGAAGCAGACTACATCAACGATAATATCTTTCAATTCAACAACAACGTCTTCTTTTCTTCTTCAGAAGATGAGCGTGTATTCATGTCTCTGAATACTGATTATGGAACATTCACTCCATCATCTCCTCGCGTCGCAGGAGAAGGCACGACATTTACTTTAGACGACCCAGATGCAAAGTTTGGTGTCATCGGAAAGCAAGTCGTTATTTTCGCTGGAGATCAAGCCTATCTCCCAAGGTTTGAGCAAATTGCTGTTGGAGCGGCTGTCGCCGAAACGGTAACTGTAGAAAAACGGTCTTTCGGCTCTGGTCAAGGGGCGTTTTCACAAGAAACCATCATCCAAGTAGACGATGCTATCGCCTTCCTTTCAAAAGAACCCACCCTAAGACTCTTAGAAAGCCCTGAACAGATTGCAGACAGAGATATTAAGGCTCTTTCTAATCCAATTAAACCCGACTTTGACGCAGAAGACTGGGCTGGAGCAGTTGGAACGTGGCACGGGTCAAGAATCCTCCTTCATTCAAAGGTCAATTCTAAAACATACATCTTAGAGTGGGTAGAAACCCCAGACGGGGGTGTGAGACGTTTTTGGCAACCTCCACAGATCCTACCAGTAGGGGCGTTTGCATCCATAGACGGGTATTTGAACGCATACTCCTCTGCTGATGGGAAAACACTCCTTCTTTTCAATGGTGTGTCTGACTATGTTTCTGGTGGGGAAAAAGTACCCATAGATGCAGTAATGAAATTGGCCTATAACGCCTATGGAAAAAGGGGAAATCTCAAAAACTTCAATGAACTCTCTGTTGAGGGGGAAATCTCCCAAAACTGCACCGACCTTCTGGTGACGGTAGAATACGATTTCGGAGGTGCTACAGGAACGGTTGAGCAAGAAATAGACGGGTCAGACCAAGACATCATCATTGAAAGCATCGAGGCCACGTCCCTTGGGCAACAGTCTTTAGGACATCAACCTTTAGGGGGTTCTACACAGACTCCGGTTCCAGCCTCACACTTTCAGACCCAACTTGAATACGCTCGGGATGATTTTTACATGCTCGGGATTACTTTTTCCACCAATGAAATCGACAGGCTCTGGACAATCACGCATGTAGGTCCGAACGTGCAAATGTCCCGAAGAATCCGTAGATAATTTATCAAAAATATAGTATAATCATTCAAAAGTATGTCAGACTTTCTTTCTTCTATCGGCGCGCTTCTTATTGGGGTTGCATCCTTCTTGGGAATCTACACCCCCACATCCATCATCGAACCCCCTGCAATCGTGGAAAATCTCGGTGGTGACAGTACGCTCCTCATTGGAGGACAGACATACTACCTCTCAGGGTCTGGTATTTCGTCTTCTGCAACTTCTATCATCCTTTCCTCCCTCACCATCCCCCAAACAGGTCAGGAAATCCAAGATTCCGACCTTTCGGATACCTTCTACATCACTATTGAGCCCGGGAATAGGACTCGGCAGGAATTTGTATCTTGTACGACAGTAACCCAAGGGGCCGGAACTACAGCAACCCTCTCAGGGTGTTCTCGTGGTCTTGCTCCGATCACTCCGTACACCGCATCTACATCACTTCAATTTGCCCATTCTGGTGGGTCCATAGTCATCTTCTCTAACCCCCCACAGGTGTATAACGATGCGGCATTCAAGAACAATGACGAAGCAATTACTGGAACATGGACGTTCAATAGCAACCTCCCAACCTCAAGTCTCTTAGCGACAGGAAGCACTCAATTTGTCACGAAGACCTACGTTGACAGTGGTATTCTTGCTGGAGCCGCGACCGCGACGGAATCTGTCACGGGTATCTCCCGCCTCTCCACACACACACAGAACGCTTCTTCCACCCCTTCGACCTCGAACACTCCTCTTGTGATGCAAGCACAAGATGCCTCATCCACTCCAATCGTCGGATGTGATGGGTCTTCGACTCGCGGGAAAGACTGTGTCATCGTCGCGTCGTCGACTGGAAAAATTGACCATAACTATCTTCCAACAGCACTTAATGTCACATGGACTGGGAGTACATCATTTCAGGGAGGACTGACATCAAGTGGCACAACGACTATTGCCGCATCGAACGTCAATACTAATCCTCTCATCATCAACGGAGTCAATCGGTCATACCCATCCACCCAAGGAGCATCTGGGACTTCCATGTTCAACGATGGCTCTGGGAACATGAGAGAGTACCTTCCAACTCACACCATCCTATATAAAAGTTCAGCATCCTCAACTGTTGCCGCATCCGCAACAACCACAGCGACGACAGTAACCATCCCAGCGAATACGTTGGGTGCGAACGGAGTATTGCGTATCTCGACAATACTTGGCGGCCTTACAGGGAATGATCGTGGATTCCAATTCCAATTCGGTAATGGTTCAGCATCAACGACATTCGTTCAGTTTGGCGGTGCTTTAGGTGTTGTAAAGGGTAACTATATCAATGGGACAATTGCAAACATCGGAACAACATCTAACCAGATACTTCAATCACAAGCTGGTTCCATTACTGCTGATAATGCTAATTTGACTCCCTCTGTGAGAAACTATGGCGCAGAAAGCAACGTAGATACCACACAAACAACCTATATTTCTTTCCAAGCGAGAGATGATACTAGCGCGGCAACCGGGTATAGAAGTATCCTCGTCGAACTCATCCGCACTCCATAATTCCTAACACGATACATATATGGGACCTCTTATCAGAGACATAAACTATAAATCACCTACCTACGGGCAAATGATTGCCAACCCCAGCTTCGTTCCAGAAAAGAACGTGGATACTGGAACTATGTCAGGACTGCCAACCAATATCAAGGATGTTACGGGGGCTGGAAGCCTCGTTCCTAGTGGTAGCCCAGTAGGTATCCTCTCTAGTGAAAATGGAGTAGAGAACATCACTAAAGCACAGGATAAGCTCAAACAGCTTTCTATCGGCCTCTCACAAGGAACTATAAAAACCCAAGGGGATGTCAACACACTCTATGAAAAGACCGAGAAGCCAAAAACTCAACAGGAACAGGATAGACTCAGTGGAACTACATGGAGATTTGGTTACGGCGTAGAAGGTCAGAGAAATGATAACCCAAATACTGACGCTAATTCTTTCTCCCCCGAAGAACTCGAAGAAGCGGGAATCACCGATCCTCTCAAAGAAGGGCTGATTTTTGACCCATCAAGGAATGTCTATACCGTAGGAATGGACAAAACCACTCCTTCCTCCCTTTCCTCCATGCGAGGACTTCAAACTCAAGAAAAGGAGGCTAGCGATGCCTTGGTAGAGGAAGAAGACTGGGTATTGAGTCAAATGAAATCCGCTATAAACGGAGCGGATTCTATGCTTGTAGACACATTGAATAACATCCAAGCGGACTACCAGAATCGAAAAGCCCAACTAGAACAGGCGAATAAACGCAATCTTTCTCAACTCGCCACTACGGGATATAGATACGGCACAGCCCGGTATGCTCCTGAAGTGAACAACACCCTTCTTTCAGCAGAAGAACGGGCTGGTATTCAGAAGCTCTCCGACCTCGCAACAGAAACACAAAGCCTCATCATTAAGGCAAAGCAAGCCGCTCAATCGGAGAAGTTCGACATGCTCTACAAGTACATGGGTGAGATTGATAAAAAGATGGAGGAACAGGCGAAGGCCGCAGAAGCACTAGCTAAGGCTAAGGTGGACCAAGATAAGGCCATTGCAGATAAGGCTAAAGCCCAGCAGGACGCACAAAAGGTCGCCCGTGAACAAGAGGAATATGATGCGGAGAACCTTGCGTATTCCCTCTATGGCTCTGACCTCACATCAGAAGAGCTTTCAACTATTGCCGAAGTTTCTGGTATCTCTCCTCAATCCCTCATGGCCGCAAGACAAAGAGTAGACTTTGAGCAATCAAAGCAAAATGCAACCGTAGGAGACCTTAAAGAATACCAGCAAGCACTTTCTAGTGGAATCATCCCAGAAGGAACTTCGTTCTTCAGTTATCTTGCTCAGAAGGGAGCGGCTGGGAGGAAGGCAGATGCTGGGATGGATGGGGTTGGGGGAATAGTCTCTGGTGTAGTGAATCGTGATACCGATAGTATTATGTCTGGCCTCCTAAACCTTCCCGATCTCCCAATAAAAGACGGATACCGAGCAACAGTATCTTCTGAACTTGCTAGACGCTCTAAGGAAGCATTAGAGTCTGGTGATATTTATGGAGTCATGCGAGCGAGTGCTGGGTATGACAAAGAACCGTCCGATACATTCCTCCAGTCAATGGAGAAAACCCTCGCGGTGGTGTCTCAAATCGGCTCTCTCCAAAACAATCTTTCAACAGATACTTATGTGGATGATAAAGGTCTAACTCAAAAACTTGGCACAGGGCCCATTATGGGGGCTCTCCGAAGCGCAAATCCATGGGATACACAAGCACAGACCATTAAAGCTCAACTGAATGCTATTGTTCCGAACCTTGCCCGTGGTGTCTATGGTGAAGTTGGTGTTTTGACTGATAACGACATCAAGCAATACTCTAAGACACTTCCGACACTTACCTCAACTGATGAAATACGAAATGCCATTCTCTATATCACCCTTGACCAGATTCGGAAGAATGTGGAGATAAAGATTCGTAACCAAGCCAATGGACAGAGAGATATGAGTGGCTATGCAGATACCTATAAGAACCTCGTGGAAGAAGTAGAGAGTATTCTTTCAACCCTTCCTAAAAAGACTGTAAAGATTGGGGATAAAGATATACAGATTGGATCGACAATAACGAATAAGGATGGAAAGAAAGCAACAGTAAACGCTGATGGAACAGTAACACCACTATGAAACCAGAAGACTTTTTACAAGGTGAGGACTTCCAAGTAGAAGCACCCCCGACACCACCAGAAATGCCAGCCGTACAGAAGTTCGGAGTTGGTATCGTGAAAGGCGCAGGGTCTACATTCCGTGGAATGAGTGAGATAGGACAGAAGATACTCCAACAGACCGCAGGGAGAGTGGTGGAAAAAGCAACAGGAACTCCAAAGGAACAACTAGGGGAGCGTGCATTCATGCCCGGAACAGATGAGAGTACAAAACTCAAAGACCTCCTCACTCCTTACGGCACAGCAGAAAATCTCGGCTTTATGACTGAAAAGATCGCCGAATTCCTCGCTCCTTCTGGGATGATAGCGAAGACAGGAAAAGCCCTCACGTCCCCAATAACTGGTTCTGGGGCTATTCAAAGTATCGCAAGAACAGGAATTCGAGCTGTAACTGAAGGATTAGCAACTGGTGGAATAGCAACCCTTCAAGAAGGAGAGATAAACGATAAGGTGAAAACCGCCGCTATCATAAGCGCGATGTTTCCAGTCGCAGGAGCTGTCATTCGTGGCGTGGGAGGAAAGATACTTCCAAAGAGCGGAGCAAAAATCCTTTTTTCTAAGGTTCGTCCATCCATAAAAGATGTCCGTGATGGCTTTCCACAAGAAATGGATGATGTGGCAAACCTCTTCAAGAAATATAACATTGGTGGCTCACTCGATGACATGAATGTGCAAACACAAACCGCGCTCAATAAGCGTATCTCACAACTCAACAATACCCTTAAAGCATCTCCAGCGAAGGTAAATCCTTACGAAGCATTCCAAAAGACCGTAGATGAATTTACTCAAAATCGTGCTAAATCCTTCGGAGAAAATAGGGCAATCACCCGTGTTCTTCGTGGCCTGCGAGGAGAGTTGGATGATGTGGCTAGTGGGGGAAAGGTGGGTGTGTTCGACGCAACACTTATAAAGCGAAACGCCGGAACAAAAGGCGCGTGGCAGTTCGGTCGCGTAGACCCTGATGCTTCTGCTATGGAAGAGGTCTATTCAACATTCTACCGTAATATGAAAGATGTCATCAATAAGAATGCTCCAAAGGAAGTCCAAGTGTTGAACCGCGAAATCCAAGACCTCATTCCCGTGAGCAATGCGATCATTCGTAGGATTCCAGTGGAAATGAGAAATAATGCGCTTGGAATGTTCGATAACCTCGCACTTACAGCGTCTATCTTCGATCCATCAGCACTCGCAATTCTTGGCGCGAATCGCCTTGCAAAAAGCGGTAAATTCGCAAAGATACTTCTCGATGCCTCGGAGAGACTTTCTAACCCACAGTCAGCAATCGGACAGCGTATTCTTGGGACTTCCCCAAAACTATGATGCCCAAACAATGAAGAAGAATACGAAAATCGCCAAAGCAATAATGTATATCATTCCCCAACACTACACTTCGTGGTAAAATATAGAAGTCCACACCTCCATGCCCTCAGTAATCGAAAAACTAAGAAAAAACAGAATTAAGGCCAAACAGAGCCGTATTTCTCTTGATTTTGACCCATTGTATGAGATGGCTGAAACCATCAGCAAACAACACATGAACGATGTTGGCAAGGAATACGCTGAAAAGATGCAAGAGGCCTTCCGATCAATCCTAGAAAAGTGGGTTGAGGTCATTTCTTCCACCACACAGGAGCAACTGACCAAAGCATATTCCTCCATCGAAAATGACATACAGAAAGTAGCCGACCTCTTGGTAGAATACAAAACAAAAGCTGACTCCATCACATCTAATGTAGAGGAGTTTCGCGGGCCAAAGGGTGACAAAGGAGATGCTGGATACACACCATTAAAGAATAGGGATTATTTCGATGGGAAAAAAGGCGACAAAGGAGACGCTGGAAGCCCTGATACACCTAATCAAGTGGTGCAGAAGGTGAACTCTGCTAACGAGAAGGTGCAACCATCTTCTATTGACGGTCTCCTAGAGATGTTCGCTGAAATAAAGCGTGAGATACAGAAAAAGGGTGGGGGTGGAAAGTCAGGAGGAGGAATGGGTAATGTCACCCACCAACATGAATCTATTTCTTCCGCAACCACTACAGTCACCACAGCCTATAAAATCGGCGGGAATGGATTTGCTCTCTGGGTGTACTACAATGGCCAATTCCTTGCACGGGGTACTGACTACACCGTGGGAGCGGATAATAGGGCAATTTCTTTGCTGTTTACCCCACAGGATGACACTGTCCTTGACGTAACATACATTCGCTCATGAAAAAACTCCTCTCCATCATCTTAGGAATCTTCTTTCTCTCTATGGGAACTGCCTATGCGCTCCCGATCATCAATGGCCCCCAAGGCGGCACTGGCATCGGCTCCGCGACCGCAGGGGATGTAGGCGACTGCCTTGTCGTCTTAGACGACTCTCCATTTACGTATGAACTTGGCTCCTGTGGGTCTGGCTCCATCTCCGGCGGCACTGCAGGCACCATCGCCGCATGGACATCATCTTCCGCTCTCACAGGAACCTCCACGATCAACGCAAACGCTTTCAACGCGACATCTTCAACCTCAACCTTCAAAGGAATTGACACGGATAACGCCCGAATCTCGAATCTCACCTCCGCTCTCCTCATCGTCAATGGCTCTGGGTATATCGGAGAAGCCGTTGCCGACACTGACTATCAGGTAGCACTCACCTTCGGCGACGGCCTCACACGCACAGCCAACGATGTAGACTGCGACACGGCCTCCGGCTCCGTTTTCGGCTGTCTCTCATCGGCAGACTGGACGACGTTCAATAACAAAATCTCGGCTTCAACAACAGCAATTTCACTTCTCAACGCCCTATTTGTAGGCAGAACATCTACTACGACCATTCGCGGAGACACCACAGCATCCTCTACCTTCTCCTATGGCCTTGCACTCAATGGCGGGTCTATCTCTTCTCCTTCTTGGGCTGTAGCATCCTGCGATGTGAAAGCAGATTCATCTACAGGGCATCTCTACTGTGGGACTGATGCAACTGGGGGAGGGGGAGAAGTGAACTGGACCTACAACTATGCTGGACTGACCCGTGTAACAACGACTACTTCACAAGTTTTGATTGGCGCGAGCGCAACGACCACGAACTCCCTCTTAGAAATCAACTCCTCTGCCATAACCTCTCTGTTCTCCGTAGCAAGTGGAACGGAAAAATACTTCACTGTTGTTGGAACAAGCACAAACCCACACGGTTCAGTCATTATTGGGACATCAACACAATATGGGTTCACTGACGGGCTAGACCCACTCTTTGTTGATGGTCCCATAAGCACAGGGGATTGGGTTTATTCGGAATGTAATGCACTTATTAGTAATACTACAAATAGCACTTCTGGAACGACTGCTTGTGATGAGGATTTTGTGTATTATGAGGATTCTGGTGGCGGTGGATTGCTTGATACTATTGCAGCAAGTTCAAGTAATCCATATCTTCGACTTCGTGTGCAATTAGGTCAGACAGCAAACAATGGGGCCGGACTGTTTGTTTTTCCAAGTAATTCTGGTGGGACTCCCGTTGGTGGGTGGATTGGACTTGCCACAAACACTCCGGTCATGGAAGCAAAACTACAAACCACACTGAATGCCACTGGAACTAACTATTATTTTGGACTGACAAATTTGACGATCAACGGCTCGACATACGAAGTTGCTCCTACCGCAGGATGCTATTGGACGGCATCAACTACACAAGCGAATTGGATTGCTATCTGTTCAACTACCGCATCGAACATGGTGCTCATAGACTCTGGTATTGCATCATCAAGTGTTGTGAGATTATACCTTTCTGCTACCGACAAGAAAATGATTTTTGCCATTGAATCGAAAACGCAAAAGAAAACCGCATATATCACCGACACATCATTTTTCCCCCCAGATGGGGTGGTTGGACTCTACCCCGGTCTTCATGTTGGTGTTGTGACACCAGCCGCCGTAGGAACTATTCGTGGCTTCTACATCAACTATGTAAAAGTATGGATACGTCTAAATCCATTTTTTATCAACTTACCATAAATAAAAAACATGAAAGCAATCGTAGAAACTGTGAAAATCAACACGACAGTAAAGAAATTGGAGCCGGGCTTTATTATCTATGACGAAAATGGTGTATCACCAACAATCAGTGTCGGAGTTGGTCTTCTTGACATATTCTATACCACTCTCCCTAGTAAAGAATACATCCACAACCTCATTATTGCTGGTGTAGTGGATTATGCGGTAAATACAGAAGGAATTACTGGGTTCACTGCTAAAGATGTTGTATCAACTGGCTTCCCCTTCCCAACCTTCCACGAAGCGCAGATCACTACAGGAGTCCGTGCGACCGTGAACGGGAAGAATACTGGAAAGACCATCATCTGGGCGAACACTTCGGGCCGAAAGTTCCTCCCACTCAATTTTACCCTCTACACAACGAACGTATCAGGCGCAGGGCAAAACCCTGCCGGAAGCATTGGGAGTAACGACCCAGACTGCGATGATGCCAGAAATGCCGTTCCATTCGCTGGAACTGCGGCAACAGGAAAGATAAAGTTCTTTAACGTGGATAACGACGCGAACCCCGTTCTTCCTGGTGGAGAACTGTGCATCAACATTACCGACGCCTCTACCCGTACAACCTTCGACTTCATCATCGTCGCCACAGGCATCTTCGTGGACTGACCAAGACAAAAATGGTAAAATGATACTTTATGAGTGAAGAAAACGCCTCATTCCTAGACCTCGGTTTCATGTTCCTTCTTGGACTAGGGTTTATATGTATGGCTGTTTTTGCTTTAGTCCTCTTTCCATTCCATAGCGTCAGGAAGTGGGTGAAAAGCAAAATGATATGACTCGTTACACCAAAGGAACTATCGCCGCCACCGCCCTCTTCACCGTAGGGGCTGGGACGTTTCTTGGCCTTATTGGGATTGTCTACGCCTCTCTCACAGGGCAAGTAGAAAAGACCGCAGATGAAACACGAGTGAACACTGTAGAAATCGCTGTCATCAAACAACAGGTATCCTCCATCCCAGAAATGGACAAGAAAATGGACCTGATACTGCAAAATCAGGCCTTTATGGGTTCCCTTCAGGGAATACGATTAGCCACAAGCACACCATGAACTACGAAGAACAATTCCCTATATGCCGCGAACATTACTTTGGTATCTTTAATCACGGAAACCCTTGTGAACTCTGCCCTGTGGAGGATGTTGTATTTATAAAAGAAGAAAAGTACCCACCCCAAATAGTATGAACGGTACAGGACTCTTACCCTATATCAAGGATGAGCGAGACTTGAAACTCGGAGGATTTTTCGACCAGCCCTTTCTTGCAGACCTACCTAGTGAATACGTCATTGAGGGATGGAAGATAAAAGACCAGAAGAGCAGTGATTTTTGTTCCGCTTTCGCCTTCTGTGGACTCTCTGAATTACAGGAAGGCGTAGAACTCTCCCCAGAGTTTTCCTTTGCCCTCTCGAAGTTACTTTCAGGGGATGTGGACGGATGGGGACAAGATCTCAAAAGTGCGGCATCTACATTGGTCAAATGGGGGTCGTTGAAAAAGTCTGACGCACCCTTTTCCCTTGAAACGAAAGACCCGCAGTTCCTTCGACGAATAGAAAACTGGGGTGATACATCGAAACTTCTCAACAACGCCATCACCCACTCAAAGGAGGGATACTACAAAACATCTGGCCGATACCTTGGTTTTGATAACATTCGTTCGTGGCTGTGGAAGTTCAAGGATGAGCGCCGGGCCGTGGCCTCTGGTATCTTGTGGGGATGGGACACAGACAACGCTGTCATAGAAACTATCCCAGCACAAGGAGATGGCCACGCCGTCGCGTACATAGGATGGTCGAAGCATCAAGTACACCCAGATGGGAAAATAAATCCACAAAAACCCTTTCCTGATGGAAAGACACGAATGATACTCGCTAATTCATGGGGAACTTCTGTGGGAGATAATGGATTTTTTTACATTGACCCAGAAGTCATCAACCACTTTGTAGACATCTATGGTGGCCTGATGTTCAAGGACATCACCCCCGAGCGTGCTCGCTTCCTCCAAAAGAATGGACTGAAACAGGACGGGGCGAAGATAAAGGAACTTCTTAAACCCCTGTGGAACAAGGTATACCTCCTCCTCGCTGAATTGATCGCGGAACTCTACACGACCAAATATCCTACCGAGAACCCAACAGAAATCATTGTAGAGCCGGACATCCCTGTAAAAACTGCTTCCCAGTACCTCCTAGAGGCCGCTATTGCTTGTGAGGGGAGGGATATGGCGAAGACTCAAGATGTCTTCGGCTGTGCTGAAAGTCTGAACGCCGTGCATAAACTGGCCTTTGGGGCCGAGATAGGAGGGACGACATCAACCTATCGTCTGTTTCAAGCCCTTAGAATGGACAAAACCTTTCAGAAAGTTACCAATCCTCTGCCGGGGGACATCATAATCTGTGTCACCAGCCAAGGGAACGGAACCATCCCGAACGGCCACACAGGAATTGTCGGCGAGGAAAGTGCCATCTGGTCGAGCAACGCAAAAACATTCAAGTGGGACAAACACTTCACGCTCTTTTCTTGGAAACTCTACTACGAGAAAAAAGGTGGGTATCCTACACATCTGTTTAGAAAAGTGGTATAATCCCCTTAGATTACTAGCCATATATTTTTTATGAATAGCGCATTTGGAAAACTTAACCTTGGAGACATCGGGCGCGGACTCGTAACCGCCATCTTCGCAGGTCTCATCAGTGTTCTCTACGGAGTAACCGCACAGGCGGGCTTTGATCTGTTCAGCGCAGACTGGGCCGTGATAGGAAAGCAAGTGTTGAACATCAGTCTGACGACATTTCTCGCCTATATGTCGAAAAATCTCTTGACTGATAGTAGTGGAAGAGTCCTCGGAGTACCGATGAAGTAACAATCGCCCCCTAAGTGGGGCGGTTTTTATGCAAGTAGTCCATATCACATGGATAGATGCAGAGTCCCCTCCTGAAACATGGATGGAGGATGAGGAGGTTCCCAAGTACCTTAAAAAAGACACGACAGTAGAGTCCTGCGGGTTTCTCGTCGCGGAAGATAAGAAATATATCCTTTTAGCACTTGATAGGGATTTAGATGGAGCATGGGGTTCCATGACAAAAATACCAAAGTCCCTGATAGTTAAACGTAAAGTTATGAGATGAACTCTCCACCTACACGGGACGGTAAAGTCCCCTCACGATGCCTGTTTTTAGATATTGAAACATTCCCCTATGAAGGCCTTGCGTGGCAAAAACATGAGACGGAACTCATGGAAATCTCCTCTGGGGGAGAGATAGCATCTATCGCATGGAAGTGGATGGGAGAAAAAACAACCCACGTCTTAGCCCTCTGTGATTTACCGGGATACAAAAAAGGCGTGAAGGATGATTTTAAGCTACTGGAACACATATGGAAACTCCTCGATGAGGCGGATGTCCTGATTTACCAAAACGGCGATGCCTTTGATCTGCGAATGATACGTTCCCGCCTCCTTGTGCATAAGTTCACCCCCCCAAGACCAGCACAGAGCATTGATACCTTGAAGGCCCTCCGGCGGATAGGACGCTTCCCATCAAACAAATTAGACGAAGTGTGCGCGCAATTAGGGATAGGACGAAAGATACGCCACGATGGATTGGCGATGTGGATAGGATGCCGGGATGGGGATATGAAGATGTGGGAGAAAATGAAGGTCTATAACAAGCATGACATTTTCTTACTGGAAGAATTGTACTACTACCTTCGCCCGTGGATACAGAACCATCCTAACTTAGCGAAGAACCCAGTGATCGGCGACCGCCCAAAGTGTCCTATCTGTGGAACAGCAAACCCACGCTTCCGAGGATATAAATATCTTACCGTCAGTGTGAAAAGACAATGGTATTGTCGAGGGTGTGGGCACTGTTACCTCACAACCCTTCCACGGTCAGAATATAACGATACCGTGAAAGGAAACATCGGGCGTTTTGCCTAGATTTACCCCCTAAACCTACGCATCTTGTACAAAACCTACGCACCTGATATACTTCCCCATGGAACACCCCCCCGTTCCATTAGGTCAGCTTCATAGCCGACCTTCGGCCCCCACTTTCGCTGGGGGCCTTTTTCTATCGGTTAGTACATGTTAACCCATAAGGATATTGCAACCAGAGCACAACTGTGGTATCGTGTACATAGTGAGCGGGAACCTGACCGAACTCGCCACCCTAGGAAGGAGGCCCCGTATTGGGGTTTTCTTTTTGTTTCACATGGAACGGTTTTGGTGTAATATGAAAATGTCTCACTAGAGGATACGACCAATGCGTTTTTCAGCTATTTCGCAGTATATTTTAGAAATATCAATCCCAATGTATCTTCTCCGTAGTTCTTTCGCGGCAACACAAGTAGTCCCACTCCCACAAAAAGGATCAATAACTAAATCCCCCTCATTGCTCCAAGAGTAGATGTGGTCTTTTGCGAGTTGGATTGGGAAGATTGCTGGGTGTCCATAGTTAGTCCCAGCAACGATATAATCAAAAACATTGCTTTTTATCTTTGTATCAAGTGTTTTTACGGTTGTGTTCTTTCTCCTGATACTTTCAGGATTTGTTGTGTGCGTCTTTAATAGCTTTCCTGCGTATTTACACGGTTCTCTGAGCATGTTCGCTGTTTTTGGCTTACCTTTACTAAATACGAACATATACTCAAACGATGGTGTGTACCTGTTCTTTTGGATGTGTGGCATTGGGTTTGGCTTTCTCCATATCATTGTGTCGTGTAGATTGAAACCAGCTTCCTTAAAAAGGAGGGCTTGCCTGAAACTTGTTCCCGTTTCGCTCCCATTCTTTGTCTTGTCAGACACAACCCAAACACACATACCACCATCCTTTGTGATACGAAAAATCTCCCTTGCTGTGTTCAGGAAGTCAAAGGAATAGCCGTTGTACTCACGGAGATCATCGTAAGGAGGAGACGTTAAAACCAAGTCTACTAATCCATCGGGTATTTTTCTCATTATTTCCAAGCAGTCTCCTTGGATTATTTTATCCATGAATGTTTCACTAAGCTCCAACCACCAGTGAGCCGTATAAACTTCCTCACCATCTCCCATTCTTTTTTGGATATACCACATCGTTTACACCTCTTCATATATCTATCTTACCACCATAGCAACCACAAAAATCGACTTTATCAACACCCGGAAATGGTGTAGAATTATCTAGTTCTATTCCATAAGGAGGACAAGTGAACAGCGTGCAAAGAAGTTGGGCCATCCGAAAGAGCGGTAGAGACAGATACTACCGGCCACCGCTTTCTTGGATGAAGAGAAGGCCAAACCGAATAGTGAGGTGATCCAGAAGCTTTGGGTGTCGTCGTGGACGATGCCCTTTTTTATGCCGACCTAGAAGCGGAACCCCAATGTGGAGATTGGGGGATGACAGGAGGTAAACCGTAAGACCCCGTAAGGAATCCCGTGTGCATATTCTTTGTATTTTGCACCCTCCAACCATCTAATTCCGCTTACAGTTCACCATAAACAGCGTCGGGGGCAATGCCCCCTAACTGTGTTCCCGGTGCGTTTCTTGCCAGTGTTTCAAGTTGTTCAAGATGCTCTCGAAGAACATCTTTAGTATAAATCCGTGGGAAAGGGGCGCAAGGGGGTTTTCCACAAGCTGGGGACAACGCCATAAATCCCTCCTAGAAATGTGTATACTTTGGAGATGAACGACGGGAGATATTATGACTGGTTGCGGGACAACGAACTACACTCAGCGCGCTGGCTCCAAAAGTTCATCTATTTTAGAAAATACTACAAGATAAAGGGATACTATGAGGGGCATAACTACGATCTCCTCAAACGCTGTAAGGAATGTCATTGTGGTTTCTTTGGATATGAAGACTACTGCGGCAACTGCCTCCCTAAAATCCTCTTTCCACGAGGGAAATATATCGCGGCAGGAAAGTACCATAAGGGAGGATACTTCACAAAAGACGGCTATGTGAAGCCATAAAATCACCTGTGCATAACCATGTGGACAAGGTGGATAACTAAGATATCCTATATCTAGGAGACAGGTTGCAGGATTAGTCCTAACTAATTCCGCTTATGCAATGTTCACAATGTTCACAGTACACCTACTGGCATATCAGGGGCCAAAAGTTCATCTGTCCCTGTGGCCGGGTCTATAAAAGTAGAAAACACTCTTCACGAAGGGTCAAAACCCGTGGCAACGCCATGTATGGCCTTATTCTCCTTGGCTGGCTTGCAAGTTCGATGATATATGCCGTATCCACTTGAATATCATTACAGACATGGGACAATAAAGTGGCTCCTCAAACTCTTAGGCCCGACTCGTCCTCGGCTCCGAAGGGGTGTTAGGGGGCCGGACAAGCGACAGACAAGGAAGTCCGTTACTGACTTAGAATGTCTTATGTTATGCGTAATCATGTGTACACTTCCGTTTTTCGGCATCGCCAGCATCCAATATGATGGGTTGACGTACTATGCCCCTGAAACCACGCTAGAGGCCCAAATTGCCCCGCAGACGATAGAAGAGCGTATAACCGATAAAGCCCTCGAATATGGGGTGAACCCCGACCTAGCCCTATATATTGCCTCAAAGGAGTCAGGAATTGACCTCTCCACAACCACAGACTATCTCCCAGTCAGGGGAGATATGCACATCAAATGCAAGGATGGAAGCCCAGTGGAGGCCAGAGGGATTTTTCAGATTACACAGTGCCACTGGGGAGACTCGGTATCCGATCAAGAAGCCGACGATGTGGACTTCGCAATCGAATGGTCAATGAAACACCTTGCAAAAGGAGAGAAGACCTGCAAGCAGTTGTGGACGACCTGTAGACATTGGTATAATCAGTAGGTTCGGACACCCACACAGAAACCGCCTTGTCCCTAGGGGCGGTTTTTGGTATGATAGGTGCATAGTTTTCCTTGTGCTGTGTCCAGTCTAGTCAAGAAAAGCTATGGAAAAACAAAAATTGGAAAAAGATACAGAAACAGTGCATGGGTATCGTTCGATGAACTTTCAGAATGTGGTGGGGAAAATCCTAACCTATATAGAAATGTTAGGACTTCCCACAGAACAAGAACGCGCGACAAAAGATACGATAAAAAATGAATTATGGGGAATGTGGGACAACCCATCCCATAGTTTTGAGGTAGACCCGGCGTTACCACAAAAAGAATCGTAATTATTAAAAGTTGGACACAGCACTAGGAACGCTAGGCTTTTTCTGGTACTATAAGAGAAATGAAGCGTTCTCCTCTAAGGAAGAAAAGCACGCAATCTCTCTCTGTCCTCCAAAGAAAACTCTGGGAACTCTGCCGAAAACTCGCCGCCAAACTCTATAAGCCCTACTGCTACACCTGTGGGGCTGGCCCCCTAAGTGGACACAATAAACAACTTGGCCACATGTGGGCCAAAGCATCACTGGGTGCGTGGCTCAAATATGATATGCGGGTTTTGCGTTGGCAGTGCTCTCGCTGTAATTTATGGCTAGGAGGTATGGGTGCCCAATTCTATGCCAGTATGCTCTCTGAAATAGGCCAAGAGGCTATGGATGATCTAAACTCCCAAAGGACTAAACTGGTAAAGGCCTCTGAACACTATCCTAGGCTCATTGACGAGTATACAAGGATGTGTGGTGAATAATCCCCTGTAATAGACCCCCCACTTGACCGTCTGCGAGGGGCCATGATATGCTTGGGGTAGCCTTCGTGGTTACCTTGCGCCTTTAGTCCCACCACTACTCGCAAGGGGTGGTGGAACTAAGGGAAAAACAGATGAGTCCGTGAAGGCTAATTATAAATTAGTCCTTTCCTTCATGGCCAAGAATAGGATGTTGAACACAAAGTTTTGGTCGGACAACTATGTGGCAAACATCGACCCATTAGAGAAACTTTTGTTCCTTTATTTGATAACAAACCAATATACAAACATCTGTGGAGTCTATGAAATAACCACAAAGCAAATTGCCCTTGATACTGGAATAGATAAGGACAACATTGAAAAAGTCTTCCTCCCGCGATTGAAAAAAGTGGGGAAAATCTACTATGTTGATGGGTGGATTTACGTCAAAAACTTCATCAAACACCAGAAGGCGAGTGGAAATGTAAAGTTGGGTATAGAAAACGGGTTTTCTCTCGTTCCAAAGAAGATTATGGCTAAGATAAAGGCTATTGAGGACACAGGGGGGTCACAGGGGGTACACAGCCCAATACTTGAACCCAAACCCGAATCTGAACTTGAACCCCAAACAAAGAAGTCTTCTCACGAAGACGGGGGAAAGATAAATGAATTATTGGAGTTATTCAGAGTGGTAAATCCGTCGGTAAATATCCTATTCAAGAGAAAATCTGAACGTGAGGCACTTTCCCGCCTCATAAAAGACCATGGGGAAGAAAAGTTGAGAGACATTATAGCATTCCTTCCAAGGTCAAACGCATCACCATACGCCCCAACCATCACAACCCCAATTTCCCTAGAAAGGGATTTAGGAAAGTTGATCGCGTGGAGCCAAAAGGAGAAAGGGAAGATATTATCAAAAGGGCGTGGAATAGCAGAATAGTATGAAATACTTTAGAGTAAAATACGGTTTTGGAAATATAGATTTTGTTTCGATAGACGAAACAGAACTTCGGAAAGCAATCGTTGCACAAGTAAAAGGACAAGTTGGTATTTTCAATGAAGGCACTGTGGCGGGGAATAACATCATCAGTATCACCCCAGACGTTCAGCGAATGATGGGGTACAACCCAACATATCAACTCACTGGGGAAGACTATGAATCTATCCCAAAGAACATAGTGCGCGACGCGAATATGTTTATTGAAGATACTCGCATGGAAGTTCTTGGACAAAAACGCCCAGTAGAGCTTCCCTCAAAAGAAATCCCCAAAGAACTTTCCGCCGAAATGCAAAAACTCTATGAGAGTAAAAAAGTCGCATAGAAAATTGTGTGAATAACCCTCCCCCAACCTAACGAATAGATGAGATACTAGAGGTATGAAACAAAAACACGAACAACCGCCAAACTGGCCCGAACTAGAAAAAGCCTTCGGGGTGAAGTGGGGAGAAGTTGTCGTAACCTTTGGGGACACTTGTTACTGCAAAGAATCACTCTCCGACGATCTAGTAGAGCATGAATCCCTCCATGTAACCCAACAAACTGGATATGATGGCGGCCCCACGGCGTGGTGGGCGAGATACATGATTGACCCAGAGTTCCGTCTCTCCCAAGAACTTCCTGCGTATAAAAAGCAGTTCAATTTCATAAGAAAGAAAGTGAAGGATAGAAACCAGCGCCACAAAATCGCCGTGCAAATAGCAAAGATACTTTCGGGGAAGACTTACGGGAATCTTGGAAACTTTGACACGATATTGCGCGCGCTTCTCTACTAACATGAACCACATCTCACTCTCACTCAAAGAACCGCCAGTGAAGAAAGATCACCGCAAGGATTGCATAGATTATCTTTACGACACCTACAAGAAACACATGGTAAAGAATAACCAAAAAGTCTGGCCTATCCGCACCTTCCTCGCCGTCCTCTATTCAAGGAATGCTATAAAAGACTTAGACACCCTCAACTACATGGTCAGCGTCGTAAAGGACAAGGAGAACCGGGGGGAGAATAGTGTGGGGTGGATGCTCAAAAAGACATGAACCATAAAATATACACAATCAAAGAACTCTTAGAGATAGTGAACGATAAAAACATTGATAACTTTCTCGTAGACTTTTCGGCTTGGCTCCACATGAACATTGAAATGAAGAAGTTCGCCGACGGGATGAATCTTCCTGGCATTGAGATAAGGCACACGGATTATTTTCACTGGATAGATGATGGAAAACACGGCGCTACTATCACCCTAAAAGTTGAGGATGAAACACACTGAAAACGGCTAAATAGAGCCATATTCCGCTATCCACAGCCCCCCTAGCTAGCGTGTGATACACTGTCCTCATATTAGCAATTAGGAATAAGTATGAAACAAATCATCGTAAAGACACAGAAGGAACTTGACGCGATCAAGTCAGATTACAGTGGAACTGTTTACATAGAAGGTGGAACAGAAAACAGCCCACTTGAAATGTCAGTAGTCTTCAGTGATGCCTATGTGGTTACTCGTGGTTCTGCACAGGTAATTATGAATTGTGGGATTATTTCAGAGATGTGGGACTCTTCCCAAGTCCGCGTGATGCGGGACTCTTCCCAAGTCCGCGAGATGCGGGACTCTTCCCAAGTCCGCGAGATGCGGGACTCTTCCCAAGTCCGCGTGATGCGGGACTCTTCCCAAGTCCGCGTGATGCGGGACTCTTCCCAAGTCCGCGAGATGCGGGACTCTTCCCAAGTCCGCGTGATGCGGGACTCTTCCCAAGTCCGCGAGATGTGGGAATCTTCCCAAGTCCGCGAGATGCGGGAATCTTCCCAGGTCCGCGAGATGTGGGACTCTTCCCAAGTCCGCGAGATGCGGGAATCTTCCCAAGTCCGCGAGATGTGGGACTCTTCCCAAGTCCGCGTGATGCGGGAATCTTCCCAAGTCGAACTCTACGGAGAGTCAATGGTATCTGCACGATCTGCAAAGAAAATCATCTGCCACGGCTATAACGTAGTGAAAATAAACAAGTCAGATGAAAAGGATGTAACCGTAGTGATGAACAAAGACTCACACCTCATCATCATTCCTGATTTTGTCATTGACTCTTTTAAGGAATACCAGAAACACTATCCTACGAAAGTAGATGGAAAAAAAGCCATCTTCTACAAGGCGGTGAAGAAGGAGGGAGATATATATATTTCTTCCTATACCAAAGATTTTACCTACGTCGTTGGTGAAGAAAAGACGGAGAAGTGTGCTCCAGTAAAGGATGGCGCGTGTGCAAGTGGCATCCATATCTCCCCAAAGTCATGGGCACTCAATTTTGGAAGTGGATGGGAGAATATGGCCCTCCTTGAAGTTGAGGTTGCGATAAAAGACATCGTGGTCTCAAAAGATACGGACGGGAAAATCCGCGCCTCGAAGGTAAAAGTTTTGCGTGAGGTTCCCAAAGAAGAATACTATGCCTAACCTCCTCTTCATTGACGGCAACCTTGAATTAGTCAGAAAAGTCCACGCTCTAGGCATCCCCGCCCTCCAAGGGGACTACTTCGAGGAATCGGCCAAAATAGAACACCCTGTCCTCATGACCGCCTCTAACCCCCGCTTCACCTTCGGAGGGGGGATAGACTGGCAGTTCCTCCAACTGTTCCCTATCGTAAAACAGAAACAATCTAGAGGTGGAGGAATGGAACGTGTAGAGAACATCGTCTTTGCCATCACGGTAGATGACACGCTCCGCGCCTCCAAGGAACAAGTGAGGAAAGCACTGGACTTCGCTATCTCCACGCTCAAAGAAAATGAAACTCTGTGCTTCTCCGGCCTTGGGTGTGGGATAGGTGGAAACAAAAACTTTGGCCCCGATCAACTGTGCGAGGTGCTGAAAGAGGTGTTGGGGGAGGCGAAGAGGGAGCAGAAAAATACATGAACCTACCAATAAACCAGATACTACAAGGAGATGCACTGGAAAAACTCAAAGAGTTGCCAGATGAAAGCGTGAACTGCATCATCACTTCACCTCCTTATTGGGCGTTGAGGGATTATGGAACTGCATCATGGGATGGGGGAGATGTTAATTGTGAACACAAGGGAAAGTTAAAGACAACCCAAGCGGGTTTCAATGAGCGGTGTACTGGAAAAAAGCCAGTGGAAACAAATAAACAAGCAGGACTGTATATTCCTTGGAAAGATGTATGTGGAGATTGTGGCGCGAGAAGAGTTGATAAACAACTTGGACTAGAAAATACTCCCGATAAGTATATAGCAAGGCTCTGTGATATTTTTGATGAGGCAAGGCGTGTACTAAGGAAAGATGGGACGCTCTGGGTGAATCTTGGAGACACTTACGGAGGTACAGGAGATAAGGGTATTTCTACTGACCCAAAATATGAACGCGGCCGCAACGGGCAATCAAAGGCATTAAACCGTCTTTATAAATCAAAGTCTCTTCTCCAAATCCCTTCTCGTTTTTCTATTGAGATGGACAAGAGAGGGTGGATACTCCGAAATGAAATCATTTGGCACAAGCCAAACTGCATGCCGTCGTCTGTGGATGATCGCTTTACTGTGGACTTTGAAAAGATATTTTTTTTTGTGAAAAGCAAAAAATATCAGTTCACACAACTACTAGAACCTGTATCCGAAGTTTCTTTGAAACGCGCAGAGTATGGGTGGTCGTCCGACCACCCATCAATCGCTGGAATAGATGGGGAAAACCCCATGAACACTGAAAAGATGGGAACACGTTTTGTAAACCCTGAAGGTCGAAATAAACGTGCTGTGTGGACTGTGAACACGCACTCATTTGCGGATGCTCACTTTGCCACTTACCCCGAAAAACTCGTTGAGCCGATGATACTCGCAGGATGCCCAGAGGGAGGAATTGTCCTTGACCCTTTCTTTGGTGCTGGAACCACTGGGCTTGTCGCCAAAAGATTGCAAAGAAGGTTTATTGGAATCGAGTTGAACCCAGAATATATAAAGATAGCCAACAGCAGACTTTCGCAAGAACACCTATTTTAGGGCCTAAAATAAGGGTATTCTTATCCACAGCCCCCCCCTTGACCTACCACACGCAAGGACTATAATGTACTCATATTCAGTAACAAGCACTAGGTATGGCAACCCTCATGGACGAGTTCAACGAAATAGAAAAAAAGGTCGAAGACCTCAAGGAGCGAGTGGATGAGTCCGAAGACGGCTGGCAAGAGGAAAAGGAAGACCGCGACCGCTTTGAGAGTGAGAAGGCCGATAGGCACTTCGCCCCAAGTGAAGGATTTATCCGCTAAGAGAAACCTATGGACACCTACACAGACACCAAAACCCGCCACGACCGCCTCCCCAAAGATACCTTCTGGCACTGGGCCATGCTCTCTATCCTCCTTGTCTTCTTAGTATTCATTCTCACAGCAATATGGTCGTAGCAACAGCAGACAGGGAAGACCCGCTCACCGCCATCCAACAGCAACTCACCGACGGCCTCGACGCCTCCTATGAAGCCAAAACAGAGGTAGAGAAATGGGACTTATTGAGACACGCAGTAGAGACTTCACTTACTATTATCAAAGACCACCATGAGTAGACCAGTAGTTCACATGATTGGAGGGTGGATGTTCGGACGACGGACAAAGTGTGGAAGAGAATACGACCCATTCAGGTGGCACGGCGTCGGTCGATGGAAAAAAGTTACATGCAAGCAGTGTTTAGCCCTTAAAGGAAAAGTATGAGTAGCAGAGAAGGAGAACCAGACTTGAAGGGAATGGCCGAAGCATACTTTGAGAGAGCGGAGATCGCCGCACACTCACTAGGAACCATCGTATCCGATAGAGACATCCAACGCTTCCGCCTCCGGCCCCATGTCCTAGCGTTCAAGTATGAGTCCATGTTATCAGCTAAAGAAAAGAAAGAAGGGAGGAGACAGGAACGCCGCGAGAACCTTAGTAACTTTATGGGACAAATGATATGAAATATCGTATTGAATGGTTAGAGAGAAAGACAACGAGCACGGGAAAACAGATGGCCAAAGTAACTCTCCGCGACGAGCAGGGCGTGAACATAGACGGCGTTACCATCTGGGGGGACTTCCAAGGTTTCGCCCAACTTGCCCCCGGCTTCGACGTGGAGGGGGATATTGTTCCTAAGGGGGAATACAAAACCCTCTACGGCCCACGCACATCCTCTCCAAAGACTGGCGCATCTAACATGATGGAGAAAAAGACGGCAAGTATTGCGGCAAGTCAGGAACGCAAGGAGAACGCCATTGAGACCTCTTCCACTTTCAGGGATGCGACGATGCTCACTGTGGAGTGGTCTGCGAATCAACGATCCCTTGGAACCCCGGCCAATGAGGGGGAGATAAAATCAAAGTGGCAAGAGTTCCGTTCATTCTTACTCGCTAATTATGAGGTGAAGTAATATGGAAAAGATACTGCAAATCGCCGTAACTGGGTATACGGACAAGAATGGGCATAGACAGGAAGATGTCTGTGGCCTCGGAGAAGACGGACAGATGTACCGATGGCACCGGGGAACGGGTAAGTGGCTTCTCTGGGTGATACAAGGTGGAAACTTCTAACATGAGCAAACTTCTCCTACCCGCCACCATCAACCCTCCAAGGATACGAAAGGACGGCTCGTGCTCCATAAGTTTTGACACACGGGAACTCACCGCCGAGGAAATCCTCATCATCCTCTCTCACAGGAATACGGAAGGATGGGTGTGCTGGGCTCCTAATGAAAATGAGATAGCCGTGCCGGAGGAGGATGCACAGGTGGAGGGGAAGACCCATAGTGAACGGCTTAGGGGTGTGCTCTTTGTGTGGTGGAAACAAGAAACGGAGGCAAAGAGGTTCGTCGGCCCATTTGAGACCTTCAAGGCAGAGAGGATGGAAAGGATAATCCAATCCATCAAGGACAAATTAGCATAGGTGATATAAAAGAAATAACCATGAAAAACATAATCAAGAGTTGGCTAGGCATCACTAAAGTAGAGAGAAGTTTACAGAAAGTCTTTAAGAAAGAAGAGAAGAAATCAACCTCTGGGGGTTTTTATGACTTTTGGAGTTTCAGACTTTACGATTATTTCAACGGCTTCAAGACAAATAGAACCCTTGAGGAGCGCACCGAATCTCTTGAGGAAAGAGTACAAAGGCTTACTGAGTATCTTAATCTTGAAGAAGTGGATGAAACAACTGTCCCAAAACATTTTAAGGTTAAGGCCAAGCGCCCCGTTGGTCGTCCTAGAAAGAATCCATCACCCAGAGCATAAAGAGCCAAGGATATGAACGCACAGCAAGAAAACGAAAACTCCGCAGACTCTTCGGCAAGATTGAAGGTCATACAGAAATGTATGCACTGTGGAGAGGAATGTGGGCGTGGAAATAAGTATTGCAACGACTGTACTTATGCCAAGGCACGCCAAGAAATGTGTGCCGAGAATAAAAAATTAAACCCGAAATGGAGATGTGCGATGTGTGGAATTGTATGACTCTCAAGGAACGCATCTTCGACCTCCTTTCAGAGAAACCCGAGGCGCGGGAAAGGAAAAACCGCCACCGTGTTCTCCGGTACTTCGTGAGAAAAGACATCGCTGGGGCCAAAGACCTCACTGACGACACCATAGACGCAATCGTAACCTTGGGAAACTCAGTAGATCGGCTCACAAGGATGCTTCAACTAGAGGACGAAACCATGCGCGGAACCGATTGGGAAGACCGCGAACAACTATCACAGCAGAAACAAATTGATTTAGGATACGTCCCCGGCATCGAGCGAGACATTAAAAAATTAGCAACACTAAGATGAATATAAATATATCCTCCCTTTTTTTCAGTCTCATTGGTTTTTTTTGTGGAATCCTGTTGCTGTTCTCCGATCTCACAGATATTCCAAATATGAATGAAGCAAGAATGGCAATGGCCACAGTCTTCATTGTTGTGAATTTCCCGATTATTATTATTAACCTCGTAATTTTATTCAACAAGAACTAGCATGACCCCCTCCAAGAAACAGGCAAGCGAATACGCCGCCCTCCTCGCCTCCTTCTCCAACAAGTCCCAACGAAAGAAGTATGGCAAGGACTACAAGAAGGAAATGAAGCGAAGAAGCCTATTAGCCGTGGCAAAGAGGGCTGTGAATAAGTCTGTTGCATAACCCTTGCGTGTGGTATAATTGGCTTATGAAAAATCACTCCCCCCAAAACCCCCTCTGCCCCCTGAACGTCAAACGCTGTGGCGTAGAAGGCCTCACAGAGACGAAGTGCGTCCATGTGAAGTGTGAGTGCCACCATGACCCGGAGAATACTGAATGTCCTAGGAACAAACCAGAGTTTGCATGGGATGGTACTGTCCCACCATCTAAATGTTCATGCCCCCAACCCACTGTGAAGGGCGAGGAGCACAAGTGCTATTTCATTGAGCGGGGTGATGGAGTTATTGGTATAGACCGCCTCTACTGTGGATGTGGAAAGTCAATAATTTCTCCCGCCCCTCAAACCACGGAGGGGGAGAAGCCATTTGTGTTAGACCCACTCGTAAAATTTGCTTATGAAAAACTTGTGGGTGGAATCAAACTTTCAGCGACTGACATCGAAGTGAAGCCCACCCCAGAAGCGGGGAAGTGTGCGAAACATCCTGGTACAAAAGAATGTGATGACAAATGGTGTCCGTATATATTCACATTCGAATGGCTCCGCACCAAAAAAGCCGAATGGGAGACAAAGGCGAGGGAAGAGGAGTTCGCCAAATACGACAAGTTTCGCGAAGAAGACAGGACTGTGTGGGGCAACATCATCATGGAAGAAGCCCGCCTCCAAAGGACGAATGAGGTGGTGGAGTGCGTCGAAGAATACTTTAAGGGACTCATTCATATTCCCGACCCACAAGCTACAAAGGAAAGTTTAATAGCGAAATTAAAAGAGACTAACTAAACAACAACATGAAAAAAACAACAGAACAAGCCATTCAAGAAAAGATACTTTATATCGGTAATGAGATACCAGAAAGTTTAATGTCGGACAAAAGACCGAAGTTCATCATTCTCGGCACGCCACAGGAGTTTATTGACGAAACTTCTGACCCAGTAAAATGGAATAAGGACTTCTATAACGACTTACCATCCATGGTTTGCGAAGCACTAGACAGAACATTTATACCAAAATATGGTAACGAGCCATGGTTTGAAAAAGCGTGGGAAGAATATCGCCAATATATAAAATCTTCCTCAATGGAAGAAATGAAAATGCCGATGTTTATATTCAAGAAGTATTTACCACCCCAGAGTGCGATAATATAAGGAGGATATATGAAAAAAGAAACAAAACTTGAATCATTAAGAATGAAAGCGCAAAAGGCCCAGAACGCCTATCGAGAAGCAGAGGAAGAGGAAAAAAACAAAACATCTATCCCTGTATTAAGGAAGAGTGTTGGAAAGTGCTTCAAATTCATCAACAGCTATGGTGGGGACTACCAAAGATGGCCCCTGTATATAAAAATAGTTTCCTTTGATGAAAAAGCAATGACTTTTAACACTGTAGAGTTTCAAAAGACTTCAATGGAAATCGCTGAAGCGAAGTTGGAAAGACGGTGGAACTTTCGTGGTCAGACTTATTTCAACAATTCAAGCTATATTGAAATTCCAAAATCAGAGTACGAAAGAGCAAAGAAAAACTTTAAGAAATTACTCTTAAAAATACTTCAATGAACCCCCTCCCCAAAATCCTCGCAGAACAGGTGGCAGTGTTTCGGAAGCATCTGTCAAAAGATTATGTTGAGAAAGGATGGACATCAGAAAGTGAAAGACTCATGCTTTTGGCCCTCACCGAAGCATATAGGGCGGGGGCAGGACACGGCAGAAAAGAGGCCTATGAAGAAATGTGGGTTATCTTTGACACACTTGGGGCCGCCGCGCTGATGGGAGCGAGTAATATAAACGACCTTGTAAAGCAAGCCTGTACAAGTTACGACAAACTCTCTTCACCAGAAGCCTCTTCCCAGTTCCTCGCAGATATAAGTAAGGACGGTGCGATTACACCTTAATGGAAAAGAGATATGGAAAACATCGTATTATTCGGCCTTGGTGGTGTAATCGGACTCTTTCTATTATTGATGGCATATTTTCTCATTACTGAATAAAACCATGAAACAAAAACCAACGAAGGGGAATGCGGGAATCACTAGGTTATGGTACTATGTTGGTATATGCCTTACCGCTCCTCTTTTAAGAGTAATGAAGAATATAACAAATGGTACCGCGATTACAGGGCGCGGTCAGGGTACAGCGAATACCACCACGAATATAAAGAGAAAATCAAACTCGAAGTTTTTTCTCAGTACTCAAAAGGGACTCCATTTTGTGCTTGCTGTGGTGAGAAGGAGATGGCATTCCTTTGTCTTGACCATGTTAACGGTGGCGGTAACAAACATAGGAAAGAGCTTGGAGGAATTCGAGGAGCGAATATATGGCGTTGGCTCAAGAAGCAAGGATACCCTGCTGGGTATCAAATTCTTTGTCACAACTGTAATTTCGCCAAAGACCATACCCGCGAGAAATTATGTCCTCATACACGCGTTTAGCACCATAACCTACACCCTCCCCACAAAAGGCAAGGGGAGGAAGGGGTAGCCCCACATGAGAAGGTATGAGGGGTGGACGGGTGGGGGAATGGGGTGTAATATAAGCATATTAGTCATGGCATCTCTTCTCCTCGCTACTGTCATGGCGGCGAGGCGAAGGGATCAAACTTTATAAAATGAAACCCACAGCACCACTTTTTGGAGAGAAAGCAAGAGAGAGGATTTTAGCAGGAGTGAATAAGGTGTTAGATGTCATCGCACCAACACTAGGACCCGCAGGGAGGTCTGTTCTTCTCCCAAGAACATTTAGCCGTGGTCAACGGGTCGTAGATGACGGATATTATGCCGCAGAGAATGTCATACTCCAAGACCCACATGAGAGACTTGCCGCAGACTGCTTCAAGGAATCTATCACTAAAAGCAATGTCCAAAACGGGGATGGCACCACTGGCACTGGGGTTGTTGGGGGACATCTCATCAATAAAGTGTTTCGAGAACTTCCCATTGAAACCGAACAAGGAAATCAGGCAGAAAAACTTGCTCAACGTATTTTAGGAAAATCATCCCCCAAAGAGCAGAAGTCTGTCAGGGAACTTCGTCGTCAGATGAATGAAGCAAAAAAACTCGTCATTGAAGAGATCAAAAAACTCGCCAAACCAGTCAAAAACCTCTCCGATCTTGAGCGTATTGCAATGGTTTCTATTGGAAAAGAAGATGAAGAGATTGCTAAGACTGTGGCGAAGGTTGTTTGGGATGTTTGTCGAGGTAGTAATGGAGAATATGTCGCTGGACATATTGATGTGGTTGAGGGATATAAGGGGGAGGTAGAAACCGAACTTGTTACAGGAATGAAGTTCCCATCCAAAGTAGCCGCGAGAGCGTTTGTCAACAAACCAGAGCGTTATGAGATGGTTGCGGAAGATGTTTCTGTTCTCGTCACAAACTACAAACTTGATAACATTCACACTGTTAACGAACTCATGGGAAAACTTCAAGTACCGAAACTCGCTATCTTTTCCCCCGAGTTTTCCATAAACGTCCTTCTTTTCATTGTAGACCTGAATAAAAAAGGACTTCTCATCTATCCGATAAAGTGTCCAGCACTCCGTACAACACAGATGGAAGACCTTGCAGTATACACAGGAGGAAGTGTTATAGACAAGGACACTGGGCGGAAGTTAGAAAATGCTTCAGTTGCTGACCTCGGTTTCGCTGGAAAAATTGTTGTGAAGGACACAGAGAACCGCGAGGACGCCATTCTCATGGGTGGGCGGGGAGAGAAGAAAATGCGCGGAGACAAGAACCTTATCGAGGAACGTATTGATATTCTTAAAGGACAACTCAAAGAAGCCCGTAATGATATTGATAAAGTACAACTAGAGAAGCGTATCGCCAATCTTCACTCTGCTGGTGGTACAATCCGTGTTGGTTCTTCAACGGGAACCGATGGAATGTTCATCAAAATGAAAATAGAAGATGGGGTGTATGCTTGCCGTGGAGCATTGGAAATGGGCTACGTCAAAGGGGGTGGGTTGTGTCTCAAAGAAATCGCCGAAACCCTCCCAGAGAACATCCTCACTGAATCTCTTAAAGCTCCATATTACCAAATCCAAAAGAACGCCGGAGGAGACCTTGAGATAGGAAAAGACATCATTGATCCCGCTAAAGTTGTAATGGGGATTGTTGAAAACGGGGTCTCTGTGGCCGCAACACTCATCACCGCTCACGCTGTCATCCCAGAAATCCCCGATAAATCTCCTTCTGAAGGATACGAGGAAATAGCTAAAGCCATCAAACTCTATGCTTTCTACTGGGCAAAACACCAAGGATTACTAAAGGCGAACGAAGACATGGCTGAGGAGGATAGAAACAAAGAATTTGAGAGGATACTCAATGGAGACAAAGGATAATATGACCCACGAACATCTTTATGCTTTCATTTGAACTTGCAAAGAAGTTGAAAGACGCCGGGTTTATTGAACCTATACAGGCGTTTTCTAAAGCGGAAATATATGTGAGGAACAAGGAAAATGATAGATGGTATCCCGGTGACAAAGAACCCCTCCTTGAATTACCAGATCACGGAGAAGAAAAACCATATGATTGGGGACTTTTTTCTCCTAATAAACATTGGGACTATGAGAACTATGTGTATTGTCCAACTCTTGGAGAACTCATTGAGGCGTGTGGAGAAAGATTTGAGTCATTGAAAATAGCAATGATGCCAGGAGAATGGTGGGCTTGGGAGAAAATGAAGGATAAGGATGGGAAACCAATAACTGGGAAAGGTGGGATTGGCTACTCTCCCTCTGAGGCAGTAGCAAACCTTTGGCTAGCATTTAACGAGAAAAAGTAGTATACTAGCCAATATATGGCCGTAAACTCCCGCGCATCAAAAATCCTTGCCCTCAAACTTGCGAAGAGAAACAAGGGAAAGAAACGCGCGGCGGCGAAGAAGGGATACTAATCTATGTTGGTGATTACTCCGTATCCGCAAAACGCCAAAAAGCACCCAAAGAAGCAAGTCCAGCAAGTAGCTGACTCCATCAAGGAGTTTGGCATGAACCAGCCTATTGTGGTGGATAAAAAGGGTGTCATCATCGTAGGACATGGACGGTATGATGCACTCAAGCTTTTAGGCTGGGAGATAAAACCCGAGTGGGTCAAGGTGGTAGACCTCTCTGAGGAACAAGCCAACGCCTACAGGCTCGCAGACAACAAACTCAACGAGTCCGAGTGGGACATGAAACTTGTGATAGAGGAATTAAAAGGCCTTTCCCTCCCCATGCTCGACCTCACAGGCTTTGATAAAGACCTTATACTGGAAGCTGACGAGGCAGACGATGCTATTCCTGCCATCCCAGACAAGCCACGTTCAAAGCTAGGCGATTTATACGAATTAGGGCAACATCGGGTACTTTGTGGGGATAGTACGAAGCTAGAGGATGTGGAGAGGCTTATGGACGGGAAGAAGGCGGACATGGTGTTTACTGACCCGCCATACAATGTTGATTATTCGGGTATGCAGAACTCGAAAAAGTGGGACAAGATTGCAAATGACTCAATGAGTGATGCAGAGTTTGAAGAGTTTTTGAAAAGTATTTTTGAACGATATAACGAGCACACGAAAAAGGACGCGGCATTTTATATTTGTCATTCAGACAAAGCGTCGCGGGAGTTTCGTAATGCGTTTGAGTCAGTTGGGTTAGAATGGCGAGCAACAATTATCTGGATGAAGAACATCTCTGCGTTTAACTTCGCTCAATATAAATATCAGCATGAGCCAATATTTTATTGTTTCCGAAAAGGGAATACTGTGAGTTGGTATGGTGACGCAACAAATACAACAAAGTGGAAAGAAACATGGGATGATAAAAAGATAGTCGCGTGGTTTAAGAAACAGCAAGAAAAAGAAAGGATCAGTGGAGCAACCACTGTGTGGGAGGCGAAAAAAGAACATGGCGACCATCCTACAATCAAACCGATTGAGCTGATTACTAAGGCAGTGTTCAATTCCTCAAAGCAAGACGACATAGTTCTCGACCTCTTCCTTGGCTCTGGCTCTACTCTCATAGCCTCTCAAAAGACAGGTCGTATATGCTACGGTATGGAGTTGGATTGTCGTTATATTGATGTTATAATAGAGAGGTGGTGTGAATACACTGGAATCAGAAACATTAAGAAAAACGGAAAGGATATAGTATGGACGAAAAAAGAAGAGAAAAGTGGACAAGATACATGAGGACATATCGGGCGAAACATCCCGAGAAAGTTAGTATCGCGCGAAAAAAACAATATATAACAAGAAAAATAAGAGCAATGGACTTATTGGGTGGGGCAAAATGTGTAATGTGTGGATGTGATGAGCTTTCTTTTTTGGAGTTTAATCACAGTATCATGGATGTAGACTACACAGGGGAGACAGAGATTAGAAAAAATGGGATAATTGAAATATGGCAAAAAAGCGAAAACTCGACGGCACAATAGCGAAAAGCAACGCTGGCAGACCATCAAAAATGACACCAGACGTTATCGCTAAATTAGAACAAGCTTTTGCTATTGACTGCTCGGTAGAAGAAGCTTGCAGTTACGCAGACATTGGGCGTGACACTTTTTATGATTATATAAAACTCAAGCCTCAATTTTCCGACAGAATAGATGAACTTCGTCAACGTCCGGTTTTGAAGGCTCGCCAAGCAGTGGTGAAATCATTAGATAATCCACAACATGCTTTTGAATACTTGAAGCGAAAACGCAAGAAAGAGTTTGGTGATGGTTTAGATGTAACAACAGGGGGTCAAAAGTTGATAACGAAAATAACGATCAATACTCCAAATGGAAAGGGAGCTTAAAATTGAACCGACCGAAAAGCAGTACCTTGCATGGCAAGCTCTCCAAGACCCAAACATCGCTGAGATACACTTTGGAGGAGCGGCAGGAGGAGGGAAGTCATGGCTTGGATGTGAGTCACGTCTCGCCAGAGCTATCGCCTATCCGGGGTATAAGTCATTCATTGGAAGAAACGAGCTGACTCGTTTAATGGCCACAGCTTATATCACCTTCCAAAAGGTCTGTAAGCATCATGGTATCTCAACAGACGAGTGGAACCTCAACGGAAAGTACAACTACATAGAGTTTAAGAATGGAAGCCGTGTAGACCTCTTAGACCTCGCACACAAGCCGAGTGACCCGATGTATGAACGACTTGGGTCTTTGGAATATACCGATGGTGGATGGGTGGAAGAAGCAGGAGAGGTTCCTTTCATGGCGATAGATATTCTCCGTTCTCGTGGTGGCCGTCACATGAACAAGGAGTTTAATTTGAATCCCGACTCGCTTTACACCTACAACCCAAATAAGGGATGGGTGTATAGAATCTATAAGAAGTTCAAAGAAGGACTGCTCCCAAAAGATGTTGTGTTCATCCAAGCTCTTTATAACGATAATCCATGGACCGCTGAAATTTATGGAAAGCAACTTGATCGTATTGAGAATTCATCAATGCGAGCGCGTCTTAAACTTGGATCGTTTGAATATGACGATGATCCAGCTGTGTTAATGGACTATGATTCAATTGTTGATCTATTTACAAATAGTCTTCCTAAATCAGATGATAAATACCTCACTATCGACGTTGCGCGTCATGGAGTAGATAAGACTGTGATTTACCTATGGAAAGGATGGACCATCTATGGAGTGCGAATCTACCAGAAGCAGGATACACAGGTCACTTCCCAAAGGGCGAGAGAGATATGCAGAACTGAAGGAATCCCGTATTCCCACAGTATTGCTGATGAGGATGGTATCGGTGGGGCTGTGGTGGACACAAACAAGGGCTTTAGGGGCTTCATCGCCAACAGCACAGCACTAGAAAACCCACAGACCAAGGAAACAGAGAACTACGCCAATCTCAAGTCCCAAGCATCCTATGTCCTCGCTGAGAAAGTAAACAAGCATTTGATGGCGGTGAAGATTGAACCCGGACAGTTTATTTCAGAAGTCCCCGGACTCACTCAAGAATTATGGATGGAACAACTCACGGAAGAAATGGAGCAAATTAAATCCAAGGATATGGATAAGGATAAAAAACTTCGTGTTCGTCCCAAGGAAGAAACCAAGTTGGAACTAGGACGCTCGCCAGACTTTGCAGACACAGCAATGTTTCGTTCTGTGTTTGAATATCCACTACCTAAACTTAGTTTTGGTGGAGTGCATGTTCACAAACCAACCCACACTGGCTTCAGACGATAAAATGTAGTATACTTGCAAAAATGATAGGAGAGGTCTATAAAAACACCCCAGTTTCTGCGTACAATCCTTCTAAAGAAATAAAGGATTTTACTGCGTTCGTCCAGAAAGACTTTCAGACCGGGGATGATATTCTCAACCGTCCGTGGATGGAACTGAACGATATGTCAGTGATAGAGCGTGACAACAGGGATCAGAGAACCTTCAATGCCTTCGTTGATGAGAGTATCGAAGACCCGGCTGAATCATGGAAATGGATAGGGACACGTTCTAAGGCAAGAAACAAGGCAATCGCCATGCACGCGCAACTCACGGCGGGGTACATTATCCCCATGTTCATGGCACAAAACGAGAATGATGAGGAAGACAGAGACTTTTCCGACCTTATGCGAGATGGGGCCGAGTGGCTTGTAGAGAACTCAAACTATAAATCATCTTTCCTACAGGTGGTGATGGGAATGCTCGTGAATACTGTAACCTACATGGGGGCTGAATACTGCGAAGTGTATCAGACCATCAGGGAAAAAACTGAAAAGGGGTACACAAAGAAAGAAATCCTCGACGAGGTTCTTTCTGGTTTTCAAGCCCCAGTGTATTCTGCCTCACAGGTTCTCATTACCAATGCTTTTGAGCAGAACATTCAGCGACAACGCTGTGTGATGAAGAGACGATGGATAGAGTATTCCGAAGCACAGGCAAAATACAAAGACCACGAGAATTTTATATACGTTCAGCCAGGAGTGAACACGATATTTAACGCACAGGATAATCTTTTCTACGACATCAAAGACGAAGACCACCCATATATGGTGATGGAAGTGACACCAATGTACCGCACGGATGACACAGAAGTATGTTATTTGGGTGGGATTTACATGGGAAATGATAACTTAGAAGCAAACCCGATCAAGCACCGGGACAACAGAAATGCTCCCAAATACGATATCGTTCCGTTCGGGTACCAGCGCATCAATGAGCACTTCTTCTTCTATAAATCTTTGATGAATGCCCAGTATTGGGACAACATGCTTTTAGATGCCCAATATCAAATAGGAATGAATCGCTCTATCCTCGATACTGAAATGCCCATTGCTATCTCTGGGAATGACAAAGTTGACACTGATGTGATTTTTCCAAATGCTGTCGTGGCATTCCAAGATAAGGATGTACGGGTCACTCCCCTTCTCCCACAGGCAAACCTAAGTAATATGTTCGCTTCAATGTCGGCTGTTGAGAAATCCATGGATGAAAGCTCTGTGTCTGATGTTTCTGCTGGACAACTCCCCGGTGGAGATCAGAAAGCTACAGGTATTGCTATTGCGGAACGAAACGCTAAAACTCTTCTCCTTGGAGTTGGAAAGACTCTCGCAGAATCCATGGTTCAATATGGGTCTTTGATGGCGGACATCTTCGTGAATCACTTTACCGTCCCACAAGTAGACCAAATAATGGGGGAGAATATGAAACTAAAGTATCGGTCCTTTGTCCTAAAAAACAAGGTCGTGAATGGGAAGGAGGTATCAAAGACCATTCGTTTTGATGATACTCTCCTTGGGAAGGAAATGTCTGAAGAGGAGAGAACCAACGAAGACATCAAACTTGCGATGGAAGTTGGATACCCAAATAACAAAGAGTCTATCTATCGGGTGAACCCAGAGGTATTCGCAAGAATGAAGTATCTAACAAGGATCGAGCCAGAGAGAATGTTCCCAAGAAACGAGGAATTCATGCAAGGAATGCTCACACAACTCTATACGACACTCGCTAACAACCCATTTGTTTCACTTGAGTCAATCACCCGGAAACTCCTTCACTCTTTCTTCCGTGGAGAATCAGACGAATTGATGCAAAAACCACAAGAAAACACGATTTCACAGATTCAAAATCCAAAACAAACGGTCGCCGGACAGATGGCGCAAAACAAAGCAGTTGGAAATGGTATGGCACTTCCCGGCCTTGCCTAAATATGATAAGATGTGGGGAAACAGGTCGAGTATTATTCACAAAACTTAAAATATGATGAATATAGGAGAATTTACGCTCGTCAACCCAGAAAAACTAGACAGAGCGTTAAATGGGGTTCAGTTGGCCAATAGCTCCCGTGTTGGGGGTGTTGGAAATGGGGCCTACAATGAAAATGGAGTATGGAAGCGTAATGGGGAAGAACTTTCCAAGGAAGATGTGTCTTCACTTGAAAAATCCCTCCTCGCTGAATATGACCGCCTTGGGGGACTTATCCGCAAGGGTGGAGATAAGGTGAAGACCGGCTCTTTCTACAGTTTTACTGGACGAAAGCCAAGGGAAAAAGCAGAGGTTGTATTGACCTTTATGATCAACGGGAAACAAGTTGAGGTGAAGGACGGAGAGGATGTTCCCCCAGTAGTTCGCGCCGCACAGCAACTTCAAGAGGAAGAGTCAGAGGAGAAGCCAAAGCGCAGGAAGAAGTAAACCATGAAGGCATGGCTGATTCGTAAACTAGGAGGATTTGTCGGGGTGGATGATGTTGTAGACCACATTTATGAAACGGACAACCTAGAAGAGAGGCAACATATCCTCACTCAGGCGGTTCGGAAACTCTACAACACCGTAGGCCCAGAGGACATCCTAAAACTACACGAGTCTGGGACATGGACATTTCAGGGGAAGGCATTGACGAAAGAAGAGGTTCTTGGGCTAAAGAGAGAGGTAGAGGTATTCAGGGAAATGAGGTTATATAAAGTATTGGACGCAGAGTGTAAATACCAAGCGAACAAGAAAATGTACCTCGAATCCACAAGTATCGCACACCTCGAATCTGGTAAGATGATGTTGTTCATTTGGGACGTCATCAAAACCAGATTGAAGAAAATGTAAGTTCTTTTATAATCAAAAATCTTTATCCGGCTAGGGATAATCCGTGGGTGGCTTGAATGAGTCACGGAATCTAGCCGTTCCGTGCCTCTCCAAGTCTCCCTAACGGGAGATTTTTGCGTCAGGGGGACGTAAACCTACGGTTAATACCTAAAAAGTTGAGCGACAACTATACAATCGACGACAAAATATGTCTGAAGAAGAAAAGAAGGCCAAGGAAGAAGCAGAAGCAAAGGCGAAAGCCGAACTTGAAGCGAAGGCCAAGGCCGAGGGCGAAAAAATTGACTATGAAGCTATTGCAAAAGCCGAAACAGAACGAGCTGATGCTGAACAAAGACGGGCAGATGAGGCGGAGCAAGCGATAATCAAAAGCAAGCTCAAAGAGAAAAAGGAAAAGGAGGAACCTGAATTAGACGAGGACGCTCCTTTGACCAAAAAAGACCTCGCCAATATCTTAAAACAGGATCGACAAGCAGTTCAGAAGGATTTGCAAGAGACAAGGGCATTGGAAATTGCGCGACAGAATACGGGAACGGAAGCTGAAGCGCAAGCGGCGGTAACGTTTTGGAAGAACCGGGTAGTTCCTACAGGAAATCTCGAAGAAGATGTGAAGTTCGCAATCGGAGGACTCAACCATAAAACCGTTGTGTCAAAGAACGCAGAACTCGCACGCGCTCTACGGAGCAAAGAAAACGCTTCAGATGACGCTCTAGGAACCCACCGAGACCCCCAACAAGGGGTTCAACCGAAGATGTCTGACGCAGATACTGCGGCTTACACACGGGCAGGATTCACCTACGACACAACCAGCCGCCTTTGGAAGAAGAAACTCCCAAATGGGAAGTTCCTCATCAAAGACCCAAAAACCAAAGCCACCTTCGTCAAATAGCTCATAGTCGAGAATTATTAACACCGTATCTACATGGTACGGCAAACATAGAGCTTGATTTATGGCAAAAGCAGATTTACGCGTTATTGGTCCGAATGCCTCATGGGGACGCTACTTGGTTTCAGGTGGCACCGCCATTCAGGCAGGAGAACCCCTCCACTCAGTTGCGGCCTTGACATCAGGTATCGCTGATGTGAATACCTATGTTCTTGCGGCGGCTGATACTCCAGTGATCGGAACTCATAAGTTTGGGGGCATTGCCCTCGAACCATCTGAGAACGTTGCGGCAGGAACAGTGAAGCAACAGTTTCTCAACACCGCGAATCCTGTTCCTTATCTGGGACGTATTCGTGGAAAAGCAGAAACGACAGCATCGGTAGACACTCTTACAGAGCTTGCACTTCTTGTTCAGGACGTTACCCTGATTGACTACAGCGCGACAGGTGCGGCAGATGGCGGACAACTCTACACCATCAAAGAGGTTGGGTCAGCAGATACTTCAGGACTTGAAATTGTCGGAGGTATCCCTGCCCTTTCCCTTATTGATGTGACTGTTGACGCACGGTCATACAGACACGACGTTGCTTCCTAATTTATAGGGAATAGTTATTCAGTTAATTAGAACAACAAAATGAATCCTACAGGCGGCCACACATTTGGATTGAGTCCAGATGCGTGCCAGACAGAAATTGACGCTGTGGCATGGGAAAAGTATCAGCGCGCTCAACAGCCGGGATACCTTTCTGCAAACGATGATTTCTTCTTCAAGCAGTCAACGTCAGAACTTCTCGGATATACATGGGATGAAGATTCCAATGTCGGAGGGTTTGATGAGATTGACGAGCAAGAGACCATCCCAGACACAGACACATTTATTGGAAATACCACGAATGTCAAAATGCAGAAGTGGGTCAAACAGATTCCTGTTTCTCTCGAAGCATTTAAGGCGGACGCGGTAGGAAAACGTGCGAAAATTGGTGCTCAGATTGGTGATCGTGCTCGTCTTACACAAGACAAACGCGCCATTTTGAACACCTACGGAGATGCGTTCGTGACGACAGGCAACCTTACTCCCGATGGAGTCGCGTTGGCCTCGAACTCACACGTGCTCTTAAAGACGGGCGCAACACTCGACAATCTTGAGACTGGAGCACTTTCTGCTGACAACCTTTGGGTTGGCGTGCAGTCACTTGCGAACCAGAAAGCTCAAGACGGCGAGGCAGGCTCGTATGTGTTTGAAGGCATCTTGAATCCGTTTATCCTTTACAAAACTGCAAAGGAGACTTTGGATTCAGAACTTGTACCGTTCTCCGGTGAGAATCAGGTCAATTTCTTCGATACCGTTTACGGTACTGTAAGAATTGCGGCTTCGATTTTCCTCGGTTCGACGTACAATGCGAACACGAATGCCAACACCTCGTTCCATCTCTTATCTTCGAGTCACATGATTCAGCGCAAAGTCTTTATGGGACTTTCCACTGACTTGATTGACCCGACCAAGAGCTCGAATGATTCATGGGCATACCGCGCACGGTTCTTGGAGAGACATTTCCCTGAATCTTGGTGCGGTTATGTAGGCTCGAATGGTACGGCGTAATTATTATCATCTAATC